ACACCTGCGTGACCATGCAGCGACCCAGAATGCCGTTCGGCCCGTCCAGATACCCCACCGCCGTCGCAATGAGCGTGTCGAGGTAGATATCCTCGTCCGGCGCGTCGATACGGGCGGCGGCCTTGAGTTGCACCACGTCCACCGGCTTGGTAGCCGGCGGCGTGATCAGGACGGGCGCAAGCGGGGTCATGGTCAGGGCTACGCCACAGTCCGCCCGATGACGGCGATCTGATAGGTGGCCGCGCCGCCGGCTCCGTTGGCCACGCGCAGGATGTCGCCCGTGCCGGCGGTGACGGCGCCGATGCCCGCCGCATCGCCGCAACCGATCAGGAAGAACCCGCCCGGACGGATCGGCCCCACGGTCGGCGTCGTGCCGCCAAGGAAGCCGGTGACCGGGTTGGTCCCGCCACCGATCGTCAGGCTCGAGAGGTTGGCCGTGCCGCTCAACGGAGCGTTGATGATCAGGATAGCGACCAGCTCAGCCGTAGTGATCGTCGCGCCGAAGGCATTCGTCAGCACGCCCGCAAGGTCGATGTCATCGTTGGTCGATGCGTTGACCGTGCGCTGCGCCGTCCAGAGGATATCGGCCTGATTGGCGCCCGTGCCGAGTGTGGTTTCCAGCACGGCAGAGATTGTCGGCATGAAGGACGGGCCGCCGAAAGCGGATGACCCGACCTGCGCAGCCTTGATGGCTGCGGTGATTTCTGTCCGCATTGAAGTCTCCTGTGGCAAAGGTCAGCAACCCGAGGCCGCGCACGGACCCGGGTTGCTTGAGTCTGGAAAGAGGGCGGAAGACCGCCCTCTCTGACAAAGCCGCCGATTAGGACGCAGCGACCTTCATCAGCTTGATGGCGTTCGTGTCGAGCAGTTTGCCGCCGACCCGCTTCGCCATCGGCATCCGCACCCAGCCGACCTTGGTGATCTCGTCGCGCGCCATCCAGATTCCGGGAATGTCGGCGATCAGATAGCCGCGGGCAAAGTCACCGAACGCGACGGGGAAGTTGCCAGCGCCGATGTTCGGCATGTCCTCCGCGATGGTGATCGGCTTGCCGTCGATGGTGTCGGGATCATCAGCAGCCACGGACGGCTGGAGAAGATACTGCCCCGTGGTGTCCTTGACCTTCGCAAGCGTGGACATGACGATGGAGTTCATCACCCACCGCGCATTCGTCCGGTAGCCCGCCCTCAGTGTGTATTGCAGATCCTTGAAGGTGTCGAAGGCGTTCGTCGCCAATGCAGCCGCCTGACCCGTGGCGATATACTGCAGCGTGCCGAAGGCGCGCGTAGCATCCGCCGTCGTGACCGGGGTGGGGCCGCTGAGGAAGCCCGTGGGCTTGTTCGTTCCGTCACCAGACACGAAGGCCAGACCTTCCGTGATGGCAAAGCGTTCGGCCCCGTCCGCAACCAGCATCGCCTCGACGTCGAAGAAGAGGTCGCTGATGGAGTGGCGCGTGGCCTCGGGCACCGCCGACAGCTCGCCAAAGCTCGGCACCACATCGGCGAAGTTCGGCGTGGTCGTGCCAAGCGTCCGCGTCGAGGTTTCACCGACCCACTCCGCGCCGAATCCTCCGGTGTTGACAACCTGATGGTAGTCTGTCGTGCCGGTCAGAATGACGCGGGCGATCTGGCGGATCGGCGAGATGTCAAAGACCACTTTCATGATCTGGTCCGCAATCTCTTTCGGCAAGGCGAAGCCGCCCGACGCGTTGGTCGAAGTGCGGACGTCGGCTGCCTTCTGCTGGATGTCGAACAGCCGCTGATCCGCGCCACCGTTCGCGCCCTTGCGGATGTAGTCGATGAAGGCGGCCTTGTGCTCCTCCGCGGCCCGCGCATTGCCGGCGGCCGAGCCGGGCCGGTTGGACTTTGTCTCGACCTCGGAAAGCCGCGCTTCCAGCGCCTGCTGCTTGAGGTCAATGGCCTGCTTGGCGGCCAGCGTGGCGGCCAGATCGGCCTCCATCTTGGCGAGCTTCTGCTCGGCAAGAAAGTCCGCCGATTTGCGGCTTTCGACTTCCGTGCGGATCGCCTCGATCTTGCGGTTGCCCTCTTCGATCAGGGGCTTGAGTTCCTCGAGTGCCATGGGATTGCCTCCGTCAATGGCGGTTAAAGTGCAGCCCTTTGCCTGAGCAGCTGGGCCAGTTCTTCCGCACCATCGACAGCGCCTCGCATGTCCTTGATGCCTTCATAACCGGACGCCAGCAGCTTCCGGGCGACAGAACGGGACAGCCCAGCGCGAAGCGTGAGCAGCCGTTCGATTTCATCGCGGGCCATTTCAGCTGCCTTGACGGCATCCACCCGCGCCATCTCGTTCATCGGGAACGTGACAAGCGACACCTCCCAAAGATCGGCCTGCATGATGACCCGGCGTCCCCCGCGATCCATGCTCTTGACCACTCGAAAGCCGATCGACAGCCCGTCAAGCGCCCCGGCCCGGACAAGCTCGTATGCCTCGGCACCCTTTCTAACCTTGGTCAGAAGCCGGCCCTTGACCCGCAGCCCATTGCCATCTTCGGCCAATTCATCCCAGACGCCGATCACGTCGGAAGCGTCATGCTGCAAGAGCATCTTGACCTTTCGGCCGGATTGCAGCGAGCGCGTGAAGGCGCCTTGCGCCACGATGTCTCCGCCCTCATCCGCAACGTCGAAGACCGAGCCATAGCCTTCAATGGCGCCCTCTTCATCAGCCTTCCAATCGAGAGCGATGTGCTTAAAGTCCATTGTTCGCCTCCTGCGGCTGCATGGCCCCGCGCGAAACCTCGTTTGCCCAGGCGTCCGACATCGGATTGAGCCCGACCTCGGCGCGGATTTCGTTCACCGTCATCCATGCCGGCTGGCCACCGGCCCCCAGAGCCTTGGTGTAGTATTCTGCCTGATCCTTGAAATCGCCGCGCAACAGGTTGCGCTCATCCAGATCAACGGTCAGGCCGCTTTCATTGTTCAGGATGTCGCGGTTGGCCGCCTGTTCAAACCGCTCGATCCACGGGCCAAGCGTGTGAATGACGTGCATCCGGAACATCTGCTCCGCGCTGGCATACGTTGCCGCCTTGTCGGCTTGCATCAGCATGATCGGCTGAACCCGAAGCGCGCGAGCGATCTCCTCGATCTGCAGACGCCGTTGCTCAAGGCTCTGCGCATCCACCCCCGTCATCGTGATCGGATAGAACTTCGCGTCCCCATCGAGCACGGCAATCCCGCCGTCGCCGCCCAGGCCAAACCGCGCCTGCCATGTTTCGCGCAGCTTGCCCGCAGTCTCTGGCGCAAGCTTCTGGGCAAAGGACAGGACGCCTGATGGTTTGCCGCCGTTTGCGGCAAGCTTGGCCTGCTGCTTTTCCAGCGCCTGCGACAGCCCTATTGCCTCACGCGCCTGCCGCACCGCTGGCAGCGCCCGAAAGCCATCCAGAGACGGCCCGCGGATGAAGAACACCTGCTCAAGCTCGAAGAAATCGTGCGACTTGTCCGCGTAATCCACCCTGACACGCAGGCTCCAGTCCTTGCGCTGCTCAACTGACCAGGAACCCACGGGCACGGGCAGAAGCTCTCGCACCTGGCCGTTGACTACGTTCTTGATGGCAATGGCACCCTCGCCCAGAACGGCGTTAAAGATCATGCCTTCGCGGAACTCGTAGCTGGTCTGCCAGCCATTCGGTCGAACTGCCAGAAGACGGTGAGCCCAATGATCTGTCTGCAGCTTCCAGGTCGGAAGGCCGCTGGCACTTTCTCGCCCGACCTCCATGACCCGGACCGGCATCTGAGCGATGCCTTCCGCGATGACCCGCGCGCCGCAGTAAACGGCCGCCACGTCCAGGGCCGTGCGCTCGTTCACCGTCGAACCAGACGACGTGCCCCATCCGATCCAGCCCGCCATTCCGGCCAACTGATTGACCGTGTAGCTGCCGCTCTTGCGAAGCCACTGCAACATTACAGCACCAGCATCTCGTCAGCATCGAGGTAGGAAGACGGCCCGCCGGCTGGTTCGGGGTTTCGCGACATCAGCACAAAGGCGTCGAACGCCGCGACCAGCGGATCGATCTTCGCCTTGCCGGCCACCTCTTTGGTGATCATCACCGCGCTTCCCCGCTGTTCCGTTTTTGCGTTGCCGAGCACCCACGCCATCATCGGACGGCCGCCATGCACGAGCGTCCCGTCCTTCAGTTTGCGTTCCATGCCCCAGATCGCCGGCGACAGCCGCGTCCCTTGCGGTATCCCGGCCAGTTGCTCGTCCTGCATGCCGCGAAAGGACAGCTCGTCGACGATTGCGCTGACCCCATAGGGGTCGAGTCCGACCGCCCCGGCCTTGGGCAGAAGACCGGCCTCGATCAGGCGTTCCACCACATCGGCGACACCGACCACGTCGCCGGTCTTGTCGTCGGCGGTCAGGATCGTGAGGTCACCCTGCCGGGCAAAGTCGCGCAGCAGTCCGGCGATTTCCTTCCGCGTCTCAAGAACCTCCGGATGCGCCCATGCGTGCGTCCACAGAAGCCACCGCCGCGTGTCCTTTTCCCGTCCGATCACGGCCAGGCCGAGAAGGTCGTCCAGGCCTCCGCCGTCGATACCGACAACCGCCACCTCAGACCGCGCCATCAGCGCGTCAAGGTCCGTCAGTTCCGGATCGGTCGCATCTTCCCAGAACGTCGCGCCGATCCAGCTGGTCGACCGCAGACCGACACCGACCTCGATATTCAGGTGCTGCGTCGCCCAGGCGACAACCTCGGTTTCGCCATCCGCTTTGGCGCGCTCGAACCCGTCGAGCAGCGCATCAATCGTGACCGATCGGCCAAGGTTCGGCGTCACCAGATGCCAGAGCGCCGCGTCTGTCCACGCGCGCGCCTTGCCGCGCTGAATTTCCTCGGGGAACTCGTAAAGGACGGGCAGCGTTCTGACCCGTTCCGTGACCTGTCCGTCCCTGACCGCCCGGGCATAGTCCAGCTCGCTCCGGAACACGCCCTGCGGCGGATGATCCGATTGCGTCGTGATCATGACCAGCAACGATTCCGGAAACGGCAGCATCCCGCCCCGGATTTGCCGGATCACGTCGGCGGCATAGGGCACCTGCCCCAGGATATGGACCTCGTCGATCAGCGCAAAAATCGGCTTTGCGCCGGTCAGAACATCCATGCCGAAGGTCCGGATCATCAGCCGCGCACCGGTCACCCGGCAGCGGATCGTCTTCTTGTGGTCCTGGACGTGAAAGCGTTTCTGCAGAAACCCTTCGGGGTCTGCATCGATCATTCCCCTCGCCTGCTCGAAGGCCGTCTCGCTGATCTTCTGCGTCGGGCCGATGATCAGCATGTCAGCATTCCGCCGGCGGTTGACCAGCATGAAGGTCAGCGCGATGGCGGCGGCCGATGTCGTCTTTGCGTTCTTTTTCGGCACGAGGACAAAGACCTCGCCGACTTGGCGAACCTCCTGACCTCCCGCATTCCGCTGCATCGAACCGAAAGCCGCGCGGACGATGTCCCGCATCCATTCGCCGGCCGCCTCTGCCAGCGTCGGCTGATCCGGAACGTCGGGCAGCCGCAGCCGGTTGAATATCTGCACCGCCCGATCCGCCGCCGCATCGTCAAGCGGCAGATCGGCAATCGGCGTCTCGCCGCGCGCGAGCCGGTCAGCCCAATCCGGGCAGGCGAAGTCGAGCGGCATGTCAGTTCAGCAGGTCGCCCCAGGACGGCGGAGGTTGCCGCGCCTCTTCCCCGGCAAGGGCCTTCTTCCCCACCGGCTGCGGCACCCTTGGCTTGGCTGTCGTCATCGGCGCGACAGACGGGCGCGTGATCGACAGGACTTCCTTCGTGGCGCCGACATGGCCTTCCTGCATCTTGCGAACGAGCGCCTGCATCGCGATGCCCTCCATGAAAAGCGCCCCGTGCTCCAACTCGCGGGAAAAATGCTTGCGCAACGTCTTTTCATCGCAACCCATGAAGGATGCGATCTGCCCATGCGTCCAGTTGCGCGCGCGCAGTGTCATCACAAGCATCTGATTCTCTTTGCTTTTTGCAAAGCACGGCCGGCCCCGCGGATCACGGATTGCGGTCATGGGCTGGCCGAACAGGTCAAGGTCGACCCGGTCGGCCTCGATTTCTGTCTCGGCCAAGAAAAAAATCTCCGCGTGAG